GAGCTTGCGGGAGTGAGCGTTGTGTCGCTTTGAAAACCAACAAGCAACGTGTATCCGTTTGGGTTTTCTGTTCCCTGAATTGATAAATCTCCATTGTATAGAGCGAGATACGTGTCATTAATTCTCGACAAGAAATTCGATGTATATGTGAATCCCGCGTCCGTCATTATCTCCTCAAACAACTTGGAGGCTTGGAAGTATGGTGTAAAGTCTCCGTGTTCGAGTGGTTCGGTTGAAGTCCATATATTCGAAGAAGTCCAATTCTGCCCCTTGTCCGGCAGACCGTAACGAATTACGCCACTGAACAAATTTGCCGACCAACTCTCCTCAATCTTCGTTGCGTTCAACGGGTGATCATATGCGGACAAATCGAGGTCGGTAAGCATCGCGTCCCCGATATCCCGTGAGAGGTTAGCCGTCTCACCGAATACCGCAATCTCCACGTCTGCATATTTGCCCTTCTGCACGTATACCGCTTTTACCTGGGCAAAGCCTCGCATGACCGGAATCGTGTTGTAAGTGAGTTCCGCATCGACTTTGACCTTTGGATCCCATGTCGTAATAAGACCGAACTCATTCACTGCCCCGAAGTAATCTTGGTTCTTCTTCGTGAGTGGTACGCGGAAGGTCTGCGAGAAGCTCGATGATGAAGCGTTGATATCCTGTATATCCGAGAACTGATAACTCAGGTTCACCGGCTCATTCTCGTAGAGTTCAATCTCGTTTCCTGCAAGGGTGAGTCTTAGCATCGGATGGTTTGTGCGAGTTCTACATTGAACGAAGTGATGAACACCTTCGAGACGGTTTCCTCTTCGATTTGCATCGAGTTGGTTTGGATCGTAACCGGAACCCAAGTGCCGTCGATTCGTGCCATGACATTCTTTGACCTCATGCAATACTGCATCAAGGTGACCTCCTCAATTGTCAGAACGCTGTTGAGTTGATAGGTCTCTTTCGCTTCGAGTTGGTACGGCTTAATTTGTCGTGCGCTGGAAGCGAGCTCGAATTGTGAACCGGTATAATCCCCGACAATCTTTCGGTATGTCTTCTCCTCGCGGGTTACGGTCTTTTGTTTCTTCCCATCAAAGCGGAGATAATCCCACCCGCCCCGAGTATTTGCCCACCCCAATTGAACAGGTTCGTTCTTGGTGTTCCTGCAATTGTTACGAATGCGGAGGATGTTTCCTGTTTGCGCTGAATCGGTTGAAGGGACAATATCGTAATGACCCCAACCCCCCGTTACCGCATTGAGAGCCGCTGTAATTGCACTCAAAGATGCCGGATAAACATAGGCATATAAAAGGCTTGCATCGTTGTTTGAATCGTTCCAAGTGGTGGTCGGAACGAGACCCCCATTCGTGGAGTTCACGATATATGTCAAGGTATCGTCAAGGCTTCCGGCTGTGTCGTAGGTGTTTATGAGGAACCGAGTAATAAGTGAGCCGGTATCGTCGCTATTGATGAAAGCTGCAACCCCGTTATCTTCGATGCCTGCACTCACTTCGATGACGTTGTTCACGGGTATGCGATCCGTCAACCAAACTTTCTTCGTTGAAGCCGTGCCGTAATAATCCGAAAAGGAAGGGTCTAACCCTTGCGAGAGTTGTTCGTATCCGTCAAAGTGGTAATAGTATGAAGACTCGTCCTCAGCCAATGTTTCGGTCGTGCCGTCAAAGAATCCAACCAGCACTCGATAACGTTTCATATTATCATTCGACCGAGTGAACATCTTGTTATGGAACGTATGAATCGTGTTCGTCGTGTTGTATTTCAAAGAATCCACCTCAAGCCGTCCCTCTATGACTTCGGATAAATCAAAGAAAGCGAAGGTCGCTGGGTTCGGAGTCAAGTAAATTTTCGAGATGATGGTTCCGTTCTCTTCAACCTGCACGATATATCGGTAATCATCGGTAACGGTTTCATTTGGTCCGAGGGTGAAGAGTAGCTTTCGCCCTGCGGGGATCCACCTGTCTGCGGGTGCTGCTTCGATTTGCGCCATTAGTTCTTTATCGTTATGTTTCCGAGGTTTGCTTTGAATTTACCCGCGATATCTTCCGCGAATGCCGCTCCTAATTTCTTGGTGTATCGTTTGCTTACCGCTGTATATGCTTTCTCATAAAAGCGAAGTCCCACAATTCCCTTGCGTTTGACCGCGCGACCCAATACATACGCGAGAGAGTCTGCGCTTTGCTTTTTGAATCGCCCTTTTTCGTCGCGTGCTTTGATGCCTTTGGCGCGTATCCAACTCTTTAAAGCGGTGCGATGTTTACGGGATGGGTTCTCGAACTTGTATGAATAGGGCGACCCTTGATTCTTGCGCGTGCCGTTGACTCCAAAATGAATGAACGGAGCGTACTTCTTCGCCTTGCCTTTCGCTCCGAAGGTGATTTCTCGAATCTCGTTCCCACGAACGCGGACGCGGTAATTGAGAGACCGCTTCAGTGTACCCGTTGCGACTCCGTAGTTCTTATTCTTGCCGATCCTACGCCCTCCAAGGTGCCTCTTTGCACTCTTGAGGATGTCATCTGCAAACGCGATCAGTGTCTCGTTGACTTTGCTCATATCCCCGCGCGTTCGGATGCCTTGCGGCAATGGTTCTCCTCGATGCTATTGAGTAACAGAGTCAGCCATAAACCGAGACCCGTGAGTGTTCGTTCTCGTTGGTTGGCTCCCAGGACAGCCGAAACGGAATGATTCCCGAAAGGAACCCCCGAATCCATTAGAAGCCGATTGAGGAACTTTGACGCTGTAACCGATACAATTATCGACACGTCTCGAAAGAGGTCGTAAATAGCCCTCCAAATGCTTCTGAGGATATCTGAGGTAATAAAGTAAAGAGACTCACCAACCGAGTAAACAATCCCAACGGGGATCGCTACGATTGCGAGAACCAAGAGGAGCAGGATTTTAATTGCTTTCATATCGTCGTGCCAAAGAGAGTTAAGAATTCGAGCAGGTCGGCAATTGTCACATAGCCGTCACCGTTCAAATCATACGTGGGATTATACTTCGTTTGTGTGCCGAAGTAAGCCAACCAAGAGAGGAGATAATATATATCGATTGTCATAATTCAGGGTCTTCAGGGAACCAACCATTCTCTTCCATGTACTCTTGATCTCGAACGGTGGTATCGCTTGGGATGATATAACCGAACGGGAACTTCTGATTCGTTTGGACAAATGCAGACAGGGAGAAGCGTTCATCGTTCGACAGCTCAGGAAAGCAAGCCACAAGGCGCTCGAGCGTTGCCGCTGGGTGTACGTTTATGAGATACTCGGTGTCCACCTGCAAAGCGTTCTGTACTCCGTCAGGGTGTACCACGATACCGAACACGGCTGAATCGACTTCCCACTCTGCTTGTATGAGAACGGGACGAGAGATGTTGTAAAGCTCACGCGTGATTTGCTTTGCTCGTGCTTCGCTTGTTTGCGTGGGCGTTGGTAGTACTATGATATAGCCGTTCATATTGTGATGTCGTAGAAGGTTGCAATGTTGCTCTCGATGTTCGTGCGGTAGTCGGATTGGTCGGAGAAGTACAGCACTAGTTCCTGCATTGTTCCATTCATAAAGAACGATGAGGCGCCCAATTGCACGCCTATCAATGCGTTAGCGGTTGCTGTTGTATCTGTTCCGCTGACCAATGTTCCGCCTGTGCCGTCTATGTATGTGGTCAAATTTGTGCCGTCGTATTCGCCTGTTACAATTTGCTGTGAAGCTGTGTAAGCTACAGATGAATCTGCCGCGTCCGTGCTTGTAAAGACCGTGCCATTATTAATGAACAGCACGCGCGTTCCGTCGTCGTTTGAATCTCGTAAATCTACAAGCGATTGCAAAGCCGTTGTTGTTGTTGGTGCAGCAACACCCGTGTAAAGAAAGCCTGAAAGCGTGCCTTGGTTCAATGATGTGTTAAAGTAATCATCCGTCCCGTCAAACTCAACCGCAGGCTTCCCGTTCTCCGTCACCACGCCCGTACCGCCGTCATAAATCTTCGGCATTGAACCCGTGTTCGTTTGCACCGCGTCATTTGAATTCCCGCTTTGACAATACCACTTCGAGACAAAACCATCGTTTGAACCACAGTGGTCAGCCAGTGCAACCCTATTTAACTCACCGAATACATCGAAGCCGATGTCAGCGTAGCTGCTCCCGTTGTAAACCTCTACCGCTGAGCCTGTGTAAGCCGTGCGAAGTTTACGCAGTGAATACGCGGCTGCTGCTCCCGTGTACGTGTCGAGCAGTGGCGTGTTTTGGGTGAAGTAGTCGCCGATGTTGGATTCGATGTCGGTGCGGACGCTGGATTTGTCGGAGGCGTAAAGAATAACCTCTTGCATATTTCCGTTCAAATATTGGCTCGATGTTGTTCTTCCTCCAATTTTTAGTTCTCCATAACCTGTATTTGCTATTGCCGTTATGCTTTGGTCTGCTCCGTCAATTGAGACGAATGAACCGCCCGCATCCGCTGACACAAAAAACAAGTGTCTTAAAACATCTGCGCTCTCCAATGCCGTCACGGTGCTTCCATCGAACCAATTGTAATTGCCTGCGTTTACAAATAATTGACCTTTCGAATTTGTTTGGTCAGCGATAAATTTTTGATTGCTTGTCGTGTCCGTGCTCAAGCCTGTGACAATTGCGGTGAAATCATTCGCAATTGTTAATGATGCGTCAAGAATATCATTTGCCCCGTCAAAGTCCAACGCCAATCTCCCGTTCTCCTTCACCAACGCCCCACCCGTGTAAATCGTCGGTTCTTCTCCCGTGCTCGGTGCGGTCGCTGTATTCCCGTTTCCTGATTGGTCAAGCCATTGGTAGACCGTGCAAGTCGTGCCCGTGCAGAACGTCGTGATAGCCGCCTCGTCGATGTTGCCTGAACCGTCAAAGCCGATTGTGGTGGTCGTGCTATCCGATGCCCTGCGGATGACCATGCAGTCGTTTTGAGCAAATCGAAGTTGACGCGTCGAATAAGCTGCCTCCGCACCTGAACCAAAAGTCTCGTCGAGAAGATACGCGGTTGCGCTCACCTCCTCCCATGTTTGTTTGAGGCTGATTGGAACAGTGCCGCCCGTCCTCGCTTTGAGATACTCCAAGAGTGCCGCCTTCACCGTAGCAAATGAAGCATCGTCTGCGGGTGCTGGTGTGAACTCAACCCAAGTCCCCGTGTCGGGATTTGCGAACGCAGCCTCTGAATAGTATATCTTCCTCTTGATAATCTTGCCCGCTGTTGGGGTGTCGCTGCTTGCGCTCTCTGCGAGTCCGTCCCCGTCCGCTTTGGCTGTATAGTACAGTTCTGTTGTTGCCGTGGCACCGCTTCGGAATGTCTCCGCGTCCGTTTGAAAGCGATTGTGATACTGGGTATCGATTGCGATGTCTGCCCACTCAACATCGTAATCCGTTCCCGTAGCCTTTACAAGTGCTTGTCCCGTAGTACCTCCCGCAATGACTCCAACCTTTGCATTGTTGGTCGTGATGTCCGTCGCCTGTTGTGCCGTGATACCCGTCTTCGCGTTGTTCGCTGTGATGTCTGAAGCCTGTTGGGTGGTAATTCCAACCTTTGCCGTGTTCGCTGCGACTGCGGCATTCGCTGCAACCCGTGCTTCGGTATAGTATAAATTGCCGTTCTCGTCAATGTCTCCCGTATCCAAAATTACAACCCCCGTTTGACCGTTTACCGAGTCGACAGGTACATTCGGGATGTCAGTTGTGAGTGCAATCGTACCCGATGAGCTTGGAAGCAAAACGGTGAGATTTCCCGCGTTCGGAGCACGAAGCCAAATCTTGCCCGTTGCGTTTTCCCAATACGTCAAGGCACCGGGCTTGAAGGTTATATTGGCAGCCGTGGCAAATACGTCACTCCCTTCGATGGTCATCGCCTCAAACTCGACTTCGTTCCCTTCGGTACCCGCTGCAACCGAGAACGACATAAGCCCTGGACTCGCTTCGCTTATGGTCATCCCCGAATGGTTGACCTTCATCGTTGCACTCGTTGCGATAATGTCGATATAACCCTTCGTCGTATCGTTGAGGCTGTCATACATCTGCGCTCCCGTTCCGCTTGCTTTAAATTTCTGAAGCAACTCTTGAAGCCCGTTGTTGACCATCCACTTCTGAACCCCTGAGTTGTACGATATAACGCTTCCCTGTGAAGGGCTTATGATATTCGTATCGGTCAAGTCTTCGAGCGTCTCAACGCCTCCTGTGTCTAACGTGACAACGCCCTCCCCATCATCGGTGAGCGTTCCGTTCGTGACTTTGATTGTGCGAACGCTGAGGACATCCGTTGAGCCGTCAAGGGTAAGCATCCGAAGGAAGCCTCGTCGAGCGTATGAAGGTTCGTCCCCTCCTTCGGGTGATACTCCATCGATGGGAGCGTTGCAAGCGTCCCACTCGTAAGGGATGGCAACCGACAAATCCAAGAGCACTCCCGAGAGGACGTTCTTTGTCTCTTCTTCGAGTGGTGTTGTTGTAGCGTTTACGACCTCATAGTCTTGGGCGAACGTGAAGATATTGCCACCCATGCGAATATCCGCGATGATGTCTTCTGCGCATTGCTCTGCATCGGATACGACCTCCCGTTGTCGTTCTACTTTATCCGTCTTATCTGCGGGTACGTCCAAGATATATACCTCGATATTGTACGTCTTCGTTCCGCTGTCATACGTTGCCCCGGTGTACACCAAATGCATGAGCGGGAACTCGGTAAACTTGGCGAGATCCACATCATCCGGAGAACCGAAAGAGAATGACTTGATAAAGAAGTGACTTGTCGCGAAGTCTTCGAACCTTTCGACGATGTTATTGAACGTGATCATGTGCTCGGTCTTTTAAATAGCTGAGATGTTGGAATACGACTTGGACAGGGAGTTCCGTAATCGAGTCCATCTTGAGGATGTCTTCTCCGGAGAGAGAGTAGAGGAGATGGTACCACCCCCATTTTTCGCTGACTGGATCGCTTTGTCCGCTACCTCCAGTAAAGAGAACTGCATATCGTGAAGCAGTTGATTTCTGGAAGTCCAAAAAAAAAGCAGCATCCCCGATACCAAGTCCGCTCCCATCTCTTCGAATATGCTTGCATCCTCTTTGGCGGTGTACTTCTTGACCTCGTATTTATCCCCGAGTTCGTAGGTTACTTCCCGATAGAGAAGAGCGGTAATCTTGTGGGCATTCTTCCAAAAGTCTTCGAGATGGTTCTCCATGTCGATCCACTCGCCCGCTGTAAACTCATCCCAATTCGGAATGAAGCCGAAGCGTTTTCCGTCGATTTCAACGACTTTCTCGTGTCGTGCGGTCTCTTGGGTCAGAAGATTGTCCAAATGCGCTGTGGCGGCTTGTATAAGCTTCTGAGGCATCGCACGCAGTTTCTCCACCGAGTACCCGGAGCAGATGGATATCTTCTCGAGTGGGTTGTCTGCGGTCATCATGACTTGGAGTTCTCCGAGTGAGAGGTCAGACCATCGG